ATCTTCTTTCTCTCTTTGAGATGTTGCATAGTATAGTTCTGTTTGGACTTCCATGAAAGGTCATCTGCTATATCAAAAAGAGTAACAGAATCTTTTATGTTTGACTTTCTTAACCCTCGACCAATAGACTGAAGTGTTTTGATCTTGGACTTGCCTGGTGATGCAAAGATGATATTGTGAATGTTCTTGATGTTAACACCCGTGGAGAAACGTACCAGAACTGGCTACGATAATCGCGCCATGTTCAACCTCCTGTCCCACTTTATTTGGTTTCATTTTTCTTATTCTTTCTTCTCTCTAGCATCATTGCTTTGAATGCAGGATCTTTCCAACGCTCTTTTAGTTTGCTACCGTCAGAACCTCTTTTTGGTCTATTTTTCATTTTTTCTAGATATTCAGGATCTTTCCATTTTTCTTTCAACTTATAGCTAGCGTCTTGTCTCTTATCTATATCACCATTCACTTCCGACATGGTTGTGACAAATCTACTATAAAAAACTTCGTCTGAGTATCGGTTTTTCATATATTCTGTGTGTTGCTTATGTCTCTCTTCCGACCAACTCATATTCTGCACTCTAACGTTATATTCTTCTGGTGTTAGATTCTTCCATTGTTCTCTAAAAAATACACTAAGATTTTTGCTGTGCAATCTTTTGATCCATCCATACTCTTTATTACACAAACGTCTATCACTATTATGATACATTAGCATTGTTGTCGCATATATCAGCTTAGGATTATTTGGGTGCATTTTTATCAAAAGCTGATGGGCAACATAGTGTTCTTCTGGTGTTAGCTTCACAAGATTGCTGGAATCATCAGTGCCACCTAAACATTTAGGAACAATGTGGTGTTTTTCATAATAATCATCTACATTGATGCATCTAGTCTTTCCACGTTGTACTAACTCTCCGTAGATTCTCGTGTAGTCCATATAACTTTGCCTATCAATGTTGACGCCTGTATATTACTTATACATTTACTGGTGTCAACATCATCATTTTCTGTAATGTTGTCAATTTTTTTCGTTGTACCATCCATTAGAGGTACGTTTTGGCCATCTTTTATTTTGAGAATGAAGTCATCAAAGTGTAATGATATCACGGTGTTTGTCTGTGTCTCTACCAGTTTACGTATTTCTTCGCGAACGTCACCGTCAACACCGCCATAGATGAAATGTATAGGTCTATCGCCAGCAGCATCATTGATTGCTTTATACAAGTCTTTGCCGTGCTTCTCCACGTATTGAAAAAGAAGTAGAGTATTACCTTTTAGAGATAGAGCAAGGTTCTTAACAAACTTGTTACGTGCTTGATTGCCAACAATGAAATCCATTTCCTGTTTGTAGTCATTGTCTTTGTTGACTTTACGAACTTCTTCTGCGTACTTTAAGACAAGTATCTTAATCTTCAGTTCGGCCAAATGCTTCTGTTCTATTAGATCAGCCGTTGATGCAACACGCTTTGCTGTACCAAATAGCCCTTCTAGTACCAGCTTATTCGTTTCAATGCCGTCTAGTGTACCAGTGAAACCAAACCGATGTTTGCAGTTGACAAGATTGTCCATGATTGCAGTAAGAGATTTAGCTTTGAAAAGATGACATTCATCACCCATTACCACATCATACTGTGAGAACCAAGACTTTGGTTGCTTATAGATTGACTGCCATGTTGAAATAGTAAACATAGCATTAGTCTTCTTATCAGCACCAGCAGTGATCTTGTGTACTAGTTCATCATAGCCATAAGACTTAAAATCATCTGCTAACTGATGAACCAAAGAAATAGTTGGTACAATGATTAGAGTTTTTTTAGCGTAATACTGTGCGATCATATAAATGATCAATGACTTACCAGAAGCGGTAGGAGACAGTAGGAGCGATCTTGTCTTACGTACTGCATGTGCCAGTGCAGCTAACTGGTAATCGCGTGGTGCGAACGGGAGGTTTAAGGATTGAGCAAAATCTTCAGCTTCCCTTAGTGAAAATGGTGTTTCGTTAAACTCATCACTAAACTGGACATCATATCCACGATTACGAGCGAATGCTAGAACGTTTTGAAACAATCCTGCATAGACGGTCTTTGTCATCACATTGAACAAACGAATCTTGCCGTCCCATAGTCTTTGTCTGACTAGAGGATGAAACTTGGCATTTGGTACCATGAACGTAAAGTATTCTGACAACTCCATAGCTAGACCGCTTTCACAGTCTACTCTGATGTGTACCTCGTTTACCTTTGTGATGTATAATGTGTCTGTCATTAGTTTCCGTTTTTAAATCTCTGCCACTCAATATAGTTGCGAACTATGAACCCACGCTCTGTGACGTTCTTGATGATCGACTCAAGCAATGCGGTCTTTTCTTTTTGATATGAAATCTTAAGTGTTAAGTTGATAATGTCTTGATCTGAATCGATATGCATCGGAATATCAGACTTAAGAATGGCGCGAGGATTTGGTTTCCATCCACTTTCTTCCAGTGTTTCTCGGTCTAGTGTACCCATGAAGTATTCAAACTTCAGGTGATACAACTGCTTATAATCTGCTTCTAACTTCCGAAGCTGTAGTCGTTCGTTTGAGAATACCTTGTAGTATTTATGATGTAGTTTTGGGATATTTACTGCAACCTGATCAATCGCAGTGGTATCAATCTCTGAGTCTTCTGCCCAGAGGTCATAGATTTCTTCAAGCTTCATGAATATAAACCTCAAGTTAAGCGGGTGTATGTGTACTCGCGATATGAAAACTCTGCTGTAGCCGTAACGTAGTTTACATCAGTTTCAGTGGAATCAAATCTGAAACCCGACAGTGAAATGGGGTTGACATCACTAAATGTGATCTTAAGATTTGGATTCATTGTACCATTCAATACAATCAAGTCCGCGTCTACCAGAACACCGAAACCGTTTGGTTGTGCATTCAATGCTGCATACTGATTGAAACTCTCTGGAGTACCAATACCAGTCATCCAGTCATAGATTTCAAAGTAGTTGTACATGTCTTCATCGATCTTGAATGTCAACGAGAATGTATCAAACGTCAATGGAGTACCTGGCAACTGCATCTTACCGAAAGGTGTCTGTTGATTTCTGCTAGTGCTTAGACTGATGCGAGGAAAATCAAAGCTTTGGGCAAAGTAGTCAACATTTGGATTCTTGGTGAGATTAAACTTATAACCAAGCGGGCTGAGAAAGTCGATTGATACAGGTTGAGTTGGATTTGTCATAAAACATCTTTCTTTTTGTATGGACCTCGTTTGATTCCAGTTCGCGCTAATCCGCTTTTTCTTCCTGCTTCATTCATCAATTCTTTTGGTCTAGATTTTTGTGCGATAGACTGTTTTTCTTTCCAAACATCACCTCTATTTCTTGCATTTTCCCTAAACGCGCATAGAGTAGCTTCCGAATACACTCCAGTTTTTCCTTTATTCCAGGGCTCTTTACCAAGTAGGATTTTAGATTTATTATCTTTCCATTCCTGAGTACGCTCGTATTTGCCCATTTTTGCGCTATTAGATTTAGGCTTCCTCATCTTCTGCCTGGTCTCTTCGGTGTGTTGCCATCCTGATATTCTGCCGGCGCTTATATTCTCTACGATCAGATTGGCCCATTCTTTAGATTCTACTATATTATTATCTTCGGAAAACTTGATTGCAAAATCTCTAGCTTCTTCCTCGTCATAAAACGAGAACAACTCTAACGTTTCTTGTTTAGAATTGTGTTTTTTTAGATGATCTTTCCAGTAGATTCCAGAACCCGTATATGATATGGGATCGGATCCCATTGTTTTACCGAAATATCTCAGTTCGCAGTGTGTGCATTTTTTCACATAAAGATGTATTGCCATGCTGTTACCTATCTGTTTTTACTTCACTATTTATATCAGATTCACCGTCAAATGTCTAGAGTTTTATGCTTGACATTTTATGCGAATCGTGTAATATGATGATATAGACAGTGAAAGGACAAGACAATGAAGCCACTCATTCACGCTAAAGTTTCGGTAAAACGTCATGGTGGTTGTGTAGAAGATTATCTGCCCATTCACAACTTTATCGACTCATCAAAGATTTCTATGCCAGATGTACGCCACCGTGCTATTCTGCATAGTTCATTTGGATGCTATCTCGCTGAACAGATGTTCGGTACATACATCACCAATGCTCAAGGCAAAGATGTGTCTGTACGCGACATTGCAGAAGAACACATTCAAGAAGACTTGGGTTTCATTCCCACTATTGAAAACTGGTTAGAAGAGATTCCACTAAAGCCTTGGATGTCTGGTGGAGCAAAGAAGCGTCGTGAAGAAAGGTTGGTCGACTAATGACTTATAGCAATCAAGAAATCATTGAAATGTTTCAAGAGGAAGAGTGCGATATCATCGAACAAGCTTGTTGGATCGATGGCGGTAAGCGTTCTTATCGTACTTCAATCGTAAAGATTGAAGATAAGTTCTACGAAATCCAAGAATGTCGTTCGGGATCGTATTACACCGATTACCACTACGATGATCCTGAAATCCATGAAGTAACTCCCAAAGAAGTTGTGATTACCAAAACTGTTTATGAAAGGATTAAGTGATGAGTGCTTTTGATAATATTACCAAGAAGATTGCTGAAAAGAACGTTGAAATCGAAGCGCTTAAGAAGGCGCACATGAAAGAACTTCAGTCGTCGTTTAACGAGATCATCAAGTTGTTCTTTGAGGAATGCCCCAAGGTTCAGGCTGTTGTTTGGTCGCAGTACACTCCATACTTCAA